AAGCCCGTAAGGCATTAGCAATGATATTTTATAATAAATTATCAGAGAAAGAACAAAATACAGTATTAAAAACATTAAAGATAAAGCGAATGGATGAAACTAAATTATTTAGTATCCCCGTAGAAGATTGGGGATACGCTATGAAAGGGTGGTTGAAATGAAGACACTTATTCTTTTTATATTAAATATTGGGTTAATGTATGTTATATTTCCCTGCAATACTTTACAATTCATAATTATGGGAATCGTATTGATTCTTGTAGATTTGGGAGTTTTAACTATACTTGACACATTTTAATAATATGCTATACTTTAATTAACCACATAATAACATGAAGGCAAATAAAATGGGTAGAACACAACAATTAATAAGCAAAGAAGCATTACAAAATTTATTTAATGATTGCTTAACCCCCGCTGAACAAACACTTGTGGCAGCCACATTTAACACATCACCTGCGGGTTTATTTGAAAAAGATTTATTGGAAGTCAATAATGCAATAATGATATTTTTAAGAAGTGGGGGTGTATAAAATGTCTAAATTACATTTTACTCTAGCTCTAGCTAAACAGCATGATGCTTGTACAAGAGGGATAAAAACTTTCACACGATTCCTCAAAGATAATAATATTCAGTATGACGATAATACTGAATTTAATTTACTTACTTTGCTAGAAAGCAATGGGGTAGAGGATGCTCAATGGGCGTTACGCTGTTGTGTAGAAAGTACTTATTGGGTTGTAAGAGTCAGCAAAGAGTTGTCTAAACGAGGCGCTGATAGAGCGGTTACTTATTCAATTGATGGTGAGAAAGCGGCACAGGAAAATGATCTAAAAGAATTATTGGAGGCAGATTAACATGTTTCCTAAGATACGAGATAAATGTTTCCTTGATGGTACTGTTGATCAAACAAATTGTGAAATAACTGAAAAAATAGATGGTTCACAAATTTCATGGAGAAAGAAAAATGGAGAACTATCTATCTACAGTAAGAATTATCAGATTTACCCTTCACTTAAACCAGTGCAAAAGACTTTTAAGCCGGCTGTCACATATTTACTAAGTATTTGTGACAAAATCGCAGTCGGATATATATATTATGGTGAGACTTTAGCAACGCCTAGACATAATGTTATTCGCTATTCGCGAATTCCAAATAATAATTTAGTCTTATGGGCTGTTAATGACCTCCCTTTAAATAAATGGTTAAACCAGTTTGAACTTAAACATGAAGCAAAGTCTCTAAGCATTGAGTATTTAATACCACTAAATACTGAAGAAGACCCCGTAAATGAATCTTGTCTAGGCGGTGTAATAGAAGGTGTCGTTTATTCTTATTTGATAAATAATTCTAGAGATATCATAAAGTTTAAAAAAGTAAATGAAGCTTTTTACGAAATACGTCAACAATCAAAGGAAAATAAAAATTTACTACGTGGTGCTCAAACGGATACCTGGGGGGAATTTAAAAACAGATTTAAAACTGAGGCTCGTTGGAATAAGGCAATTCAACATTTACGTGATCAAGGTGTATTAGAAAATAAAGAATCTGACATAGGATTACTTTGTAAAGAAACTATGTGTGATATTTTATTGGAGGAAGAAAAAACCATTCAAGACTTTTTTAACAAAACATTTCGTAAAGAGCTGTTAAAACATGCAATAACTGGTTTAGCAGATTATTATAAAAACTATTTAATAGAGAATAAATCATGAAAAAGTTATTAGCTGGTATTGCTATAGGAGCCTTAGGATTAAGTTTAGTAGGAGGTATTAATTTAAATGTGAACCCCGCTGTTAATTTAGATCAAGTACTAAACCCTTATCAAATAACAACCCATTTTCAATGGGTTGGTGAACATTACGATATCAATCTAGGTAATACTTTAGGTGATGCAGATAGTGTGCAACCAGTGTTAACATTATTACAGAATGCTGGCCATAATGATACAATAACTTTTCATATTAAAGGTTATGGTGGAGATGTGGACGGTATGTTTGCATTAATTAATGCTATAAATAGCAGTAAAGCGCATGTCTTAATGTCTGTCGAAGGGAATTCTTATAGTGCATACGCAGGCCTTGCTACAAGCGCAGGCACTCTTCATATTGATAAATATGCGTTGCTTATGTTCCATATGGGCAGTATTAATGGTGTTGATTGTAATACAGTTACGGGCATGTTTGACGGTATACCAGCAGCTGTTTCATGTCAAAATGACAAAAACGCCTACGTTACTGAGTTAACTACTATGATCAATAATGATAGGATATTAACAGCTTCTGAGAAACAATCAATTTTAGCAGGAAATGAGCTATATTTAACGTCAGCACAAGTGCAGGCTAGAATATTATGAAAATCTTTAACCGCAGAAAACTATATATTTATTTAATTGCTCTAGTTATTGTTGAGCTTTGCTTAACAATGTATCTTGCTAATTGGAGGAGTACATTTTGGAATGCGGTTTCATCCCATAATGAGAATGTTTTTATTGTTTATTTGATATATTTTGCAATAGCAGCATTATCATTATGTTTTATAGGAAGTTATGAGGGCTATTTGATTACATTGATAGCCCTTTCATATAGAACTGAATTAACTAAGAAAGCTTTAAAAACAACAATTGATCACATGGCTTTAAGCCAAATAAAACAGGAAGATTGTTTACTATATCCACAATTATTGTTAAATCTAATCATTGGCATATTACGGAACGCTTGTTTATTAGTTATATACGGTTATTTTGTAGTATTAGTTAGTCCTTGGTATTTGCTTTATCCGGTTATTTATGCTATACTTAGTTCATTAGCAGGGTATAAATTAGCTTTCCCATTGATTAATTTAAACTATATTAATCAGAACATGGAGGCTAAATTTAGACAATGTTTAACAAAAAGAAACTATGGTAAAGCCTTTGTGAATAACTTTAATTTAGCTAAATCTACGAAATTATTAGGCTATTGGCAAATAGGTGTAAGCCAGCTTAGTGTTGTATTGCCCTACATTTGTTTAGCATCTTTATACTTTAGTTTTAGAATTACCTTTGGTATTTTGATGCAAGTAGCCAGTGCAATGAACTCTATGACTGATTGCTTAGGGTTCTATTTACAAAGTTTTAATGATATAAACAAACTATTGTCTTGTAGAAAACGATTACTTGAAATTGGAGTATTAAAATGAGAAGTTATACTGTTAAGGATGTAGAAGAGAAACTAATAATGAATCTTAATGATTTAAAAGAATTGTTATTAAAGCACCCTTTGGAATGCTCTGCTGATCAAGCAGTTCAATTATTAAATAGATACGAAAGAATGGAAGAAGAAATATTAATGATGTTATCACCGGTGGAGAGAGATTATGTTAATTAAAGGAGGACAGCCATGTGATGATTGTGGATCTAGTGACGCATTAGCTCAATATGAAGATGGCACATACTGTTTTTCATGTGGCAACAGAACAAAACAGATAGATGGCACTTTAGTAAGTGATTGTCATATGTATCATGTACCACATACTGAACCCGTTGTAAAGGGTAGTATAGTAGATTGCTTTTTGAAACAAAGGCATTTTACGGATGGGATTATATTTGAATATGACTTACGTCAAACGATGGACGGCCAAAAGCTAGTAATTTTAGACCAATATTTAGGTATAGCAGATATTCGTAGTATTGGTTATAGCACTGGCCCTAAATATATAGGCGTAGCATCGAAGAAGCATTTTTTTGGGAGATGTACATACAGTACTCGTTACATTATTCTTGTAGAGGATGCTATAAGTGCAATTCGTCTTTCAGCTGCGGGGTACCATTGTGTAGCGCTTCGTGGTACTAAGTTAAGTGAAACAATGCTACAAGAGTTGTGTGGATTTTGGGAAGGTACTCATATTGTTACCTGGCTAGATGATGATGCAGCTGGTCACCAAGGCGTTATAGATATTCTTCATAAATTAAACTGGTGTAACCTAAAATTTACGAACATTTTGACGGAAAAAGACCCTAAATGGTACACAGATAACGAATTAAAAGCGATATTGGAGAAACATAATGTTATTTGATGATGCAACAAGGTATAAGCTAACATTAGACGCAGAAATTAAATATTTAACTAAGGAAGAAATGGCCATATTTTTGCATAAATGGAATCTATCCTATAGATATGTGGCAAAATCTGCACATAAAGGTATTTTAGAATTTTTTAATGATTACATAGATATCATATTTGATGTGGTGCTGTATGATTAATGAACTTACACTTTTAAAGATATTTTGCAAACAGAAGATATATCGTGAATATAATTCGTATGTTCAAAATAAATTATTAGAGTATCATATCAAGGTAATTTTACAAGATTTTGAGGAATACTTTAATATATTCAACAAAGATATTGAGGACTTCTCCGAATTTTATACCTGGTTTTCACAAACCCGACATCCTAATATTCCAGAAGCAACAAGCATAATTTATAAAGAAATCATTAATAAATTATCCATTATTGAGGTTGGGATCGGTCCGGAGATTATAAAAGAATTTCAAAAGCGGCACCTTATCACTACTTTAGAAGCACACTTCAAGATAGGTTTTAATATTGATTTTGTTCAAGAATCTTTAGATTCTTATAAAAAAGATGTTGCAAGTTTATCGCAAGTTGATGAGGATGCTGACGTTATAGAATATTGTCTTAATGATTTATTAAATAACATTAATAAAAATGAAGGTTTAAGGTGGCGCTTAAATATGTTAAATGACGGTATTGGCGCGATAAAGAAAGGGTACTTAATTATCGTGGGTGCTTTTGTTGATGTAGGTAAAACCTCTTTTGCTGTAAGTGAAGCTACCTATATGGCACAGCAATTAACTGAAGGTTGTGTACTTTGGTTAAATAACGAAGAAGAGGATTATCGAGTATTACGTAAAATATGGAAATCTGTGTTAAATTGTACTGATGCGGAATTATTAGCTAATCCTGATAAAGCTACCGAAGTTTTTAACCGTAAAATGCATGGAGACCCAAAAAGAATTCGTTTAGTAAATATAAGAAAAAAGAGTTTGAAGGGAGTAAGCCGCTTATTTGAGAAGTATAAACCGGCACTTGTTGTTATTGATCAAGCAGATAAAATATCTAACACATCTTTTAAAGCTTTTAGTGAACCTGGACAATTAAAAAATATTTATGGAGAATTGCGCACACTAGCTAATACATATTGCCCCGTTATTGCCATCAGCCAAGCAGATGCCACTGCAATGTATAAGGCCCGTGATTCTGAAGAGTACTCATATACTTTATATCCCCATCATAGACAACTTGATGGCTCTAAAATAGGAAAACCCGGGGAAGCAGACGCTATTATTATGATAGGCCGAAGAGCTGAGAACAACACTACGCGTGGGGTACATATTTCAAAGAATAAGTTTGGAGATTCTAACTATAAACAAGAGGTCATATATAATGGGGAAAAATGCCGATATTCAAATCCATGAGTCTAAAATGGTGGTACTATTATGAAAACACTTAGAGAATACTATATTTGTTATGAAGAAATCGATCAATACTCGTTAAAGAGAAATGTTAAAAGTAGTGATGCATTTTTAACTAAACTCATGGCATTAGCCCATTATGATAAGATTAAAAACATAGGACTAAACTATAAATTGGTTTCTACTTCAAAATGTGTTTATTTCAAAGACTTGGGTGCATTATGAAAACTAAATCAACATTAGGTGAAAAGTTTCTTAAGACCTTTATAAACTTAAGACAACAGCATCCTGTAATTGTAGCTGATCTTATTGAAAATTGGTTATTAAAATATAGTATTAATTATACAATTTATCAGGATACTGAATGTCAGGGTTTATTACGAGATTTTTTTGGTGATGAATCTTATATTTTTCATATTAATCCTCAAGTAAAAGTTGAAGATGAACCAATAATTATTGGTAAAGGTGTTTGTTTTGACACTGGCGGGTATAATTTAAAGAAAAGTATGGAAGATATGTATTATGATAAAAACGGTGCCTTACTTGCAATAGCTGCCGGAATTGACAATAATACTCCTGCATTGGCTTTTATTGTTTCAAATTTTATTAATGATAATGTATTACCAGGTCAGATTTTAAAAGATCCTTATACTGGTTTAAAAATCCTTATAGAAGACACGGATGCTGAGGGAAGAATGGGTTTAGCCCACTGTATAGGATTGGCGCATCATTTAAAATATAGGGCTATTTTAACAATCGCCACTCTGACGGGGCATGCTCATATGATTACTGGGGATAGGACATATGCAATGGTTCATAGTAATGAAAAAGGCGATTTGGCTGAGATATTAGTTGATATGTTAGATTGTGAAGAGCATGCACATTTAGAATTATGGCCGGCACCTTTTCATAAGGATTATGACAAAAGTATAATAAGTAAAATAAAAGGCGCTGATATAGGAAACTGTGGCAGTTTTAAAGGTGCGGGGACTAGCACAGCATTTAGTTTTCTTAAACGGTTTAGTAAAGAAACTCATCATATTCATTTAGATATAGCTGCCATGATGCTTGATAAACAAAAGAATGGTTATGTATGGGGATTACCTGAAGTTAGTTATTTATTGGAGTTATTAAAATGAATAAAGAAATTATAACACAAGAAGATGATGATGAGGATTTTGAGGGAAGTTCTCAAGACGTTGTTAAGATTTATGAAGAAAAAATAAGTAGAAATAAATTAAGTATTTATCTTGATGATAGTTTTGATTCCTGCACGGCGGATTATCGGGAATTATTTCAGAAGTTTAGCAATGCAAAAGCAGACGATGAGATCCTTTTACATTTAGCATCTTATGGGGGAGATTGTCACGTAGGTTTCCAAATTTGTCACGCAATTAAAAATTGTAAAGCAAATATTATTATCAAGGTTGATCAGCCATGTTATTCTATGGGTGCTGTAATGGCCTGTTGTGGGAAGAAATTAATTATGAATCCAGCCACTTTCTTAATGTTTCATAATTATTCTGGTGGAAATCGTGGAAAGGGCGGAGAATTGTGTATGTCTATTCGCGAACAGGATAACTGGTTACATCGTTCATTCAAGCATTTTTGTAGCCCCTTTCTTAATGATGCTGAATTAGAAAGATTACATCAAGACCAAGATATTTATGTACGGGAATGGGATAAAAATTTAAAACAACGTATGAAAAGACATTTTGGAGTTAAAAAATGAGTGCTTTAAAGCAAATACAAAACCCAAAAACAAAAAAATATATTTTAATTGATAGAGAAAAAGGCGTTATAGTAGAGCATCGAGAAATAGATGGGCCTTACCCTGATATTGAGATTATTACAAAACCAAAAAAACTCTGTACCGAATGTTTATCTAATGGTGTACCATTACTTGTAGTTGATATAATTATTGCTCGCATAATAATAGAAAGGCGATCCGCAATAGAAGGTTTAGCGAAGAAATAATATGAAATACTTAGTTCTTGACTTAGAAACCAGCGGTAAAATTACATACCGCCGTTTTTGTAACCCTTTAGATCCTACACATCAAGTGGACTTAGTGGGCTATAAATATCAAGGAGAAGATTTTAAATATATAACGTTAGAGCAAATACCATCAGTTTTTGATATTATTTGTTTAGATGATGTATCTGTTATTGTTGGTCAAAATATTAAATTTGATTTACTTTGGTTTTGGGGGGATAAGAAACTACAAGCTTGGCTTAATAATGGCGGCAAAGTCTGGGACACCCAAACAGTGCAATATTTATTAGACGGCCAAAGACGAATTTCTAGAAGTTTAGACGATTTAGCCTTAAAATATGGCGGAACTGTTAAAGATTTTAATATGAAAGAATTCTATAAAAATGGAGGGCAATCTAAAGACGCCCCTTTTGATGTATTACTTGGATATAATAAAGAGGATGTATTAAATACGAATCTTATTTTACAGGCTCAAATTAAATTAGCAAGACAAAAGAACATGTTACCTCTTATAGAGACTTATATGGAACATTACCTTGCAGTTATAGAAATGGAATATAATGGTATTTTTATTAATAATAATGATCTAAAAACTAAGGTAATGGTTTTGATTGATGAAAGAGATTATTTATTAAAAAATTTACAATATTTTGCAAAGCTCCACGGATGGGAGTCTTTTAACCCTTTGAGTTTGGATGAATTAAGTTTATTTTTGTTTGGGGGAATTTCTAAAATACGAGAGAAACGCCCTCAATTTGATGAAATGGGTTTCCCCATTATAGTAAAGTGTACTGGGCTTCAGAAAGAAAAATACGAAATACTTTCAATTGAAAGTAAAGGTGTGTTAAATGCTAAAGATTATAAAGGGCTTAGTAAAAATAAAAAAGGGTATTATTTTTTAAAAGATGAGGATTTGACTTATATTATCGAAGCGTATCCCGTTTCAAAAGAAGGTGAGTTTTGTTTTAATATTCTTGAGTATCGTAAGTTAGTAAAAAAGATTAGTACTTATTATGAAGGCCTACTTGAATGTTTATCCCCATACACTGGGTGTGTACATCCTGAATTTAAAACGGCTTTTACTGATACAGGTAGGCTTTCTTCTATAAATCCTAATGCTCAAAACTTACTGCCTGAAGTTCTTGATTATGTTACTTCTCGTTATAAAGATGAAGGTAAGATTGTAGAGATTGATTTTTCACAATTAGAGGTTCGTTTACAAGCATATATCACAGGTTGTTATGAGTTTTCACAAGATATCATTAATGGTATTGATTTTCACACATTAAGACTATCTTACGCAGAAGGACTATCCTATGAAGAAACTTTGAAAAGGGTGCATTCTGAGCATGAATGGGCATTAAAAAGAAAGAATGCAAAGACAATATCTTTTCAAAAGGCATATGGTGCTGCCCCCGCGAAGATTGCAGAAGAAACAGGAATTGATGAGAAAACAATAAGACATATTTTTGAACAAGAAGATTTACGATATCCTGAAATAAAAGGTTTTTATGAAAGTATTGTAGAAAATTGTACTAAAAATAAGATAGTTACAGCAGGCTTGCAAGTTATTAGAAATAAGTCAACCGGGTTAGAATTTACTAAGGACGGGGAACAAGCAGCACATAGTGTATATAAAAGCATTACACAAAAAGAATATATTTTTAATGAAAGCGCCGTTTTAACTAAAACAGGGAAGATATTTCGCTACTTTAATATGCCAAAAATACAGAATTCACCTGTGCAGGGGATCGCTGCTGATTTTGTAGATTGTCAAATAGGCCAGTTTTATCGTTGGCTTAAGAAAAATACTAGTAAATGTTGGATGATTGACGAAGTACATGATAGTATTATTCTTGATTGCCATGTAGATGAATTGACAAATGTGATAAAGTATGCTAAGATAATATTAGAAAATACAGAAAAATTTGAAGAACTAGCAGGTAAAGATTTTAATATACCAATGTTAGTTGATATAAAAATTGGTAATACATGGGGTGAAATAAAACAAAATGATTAATTTTATCGTAATGAATACTATGTTTGGTGTTCAAATATTAAATATAAATAATATATTAAAAGCATATTGCAGTACCGATGTGCAAGATCGTTATATAATCGTTTTTAGAGATGCAATTAATAATTGTGTCGAAGCGGTTTATGATACCCAAGCGTTACGAGATACCGCATTTGCTGAGCTATTAGATACCATAGGAGCTATAAGAATATGAAAGAAGTATGTTTAGATCGGGAGTGTACCCGTACATATCCCTGTGGAAAATGCAGGGGAATAAAGGAGAAGGGATTAGTTGAAAGAGTAAAAGCATTTCAAGAAATGATGGTAGGTTCCCCGTCTGTCGAGGAATTTATTGATAATAGAGAAAGATCCCCTAAAGACCATGCTATTAGGGGAGGTACCAAAAATGATACAGGTAAACCAGAATATGATAGATTATCTTTTCAAGCTCTTGGGCAATTCAACGCAGTTCATAAATTTGGAGATAAAAAATATAATAAAGGGGATTGGAAAGAAGGTTTGCACTTCACGAGGCTACTCAATGCAGTTATACGGCATACCAGTGCTATGCTTAGTGGGGAACTATTCGATAAAGAGTCGGGTTTATTACATTCAGCCCATGCGGGAGTCTGTCTTGAGATGGTTACACACTTTTTATTAAATCATCAAGAGTATAAAGATTTTGATGATTTGACAAATGATAAAACATGAACTATACTATAACAATATAATTTAAAACTAGGGGATAACTAATGAACATTTTTGATAAATATAAAAAAGAACATGAGAAAGGGCAACTCTCTCACCTATCTTTAGATGAATATTTAAAGATTTGTAAAAAAGACCCGTCTGCGTACGCAAGTGCGGCAGAACGTATTTTAAAGGCTATAGGAGAACCCGAATTAGTGGATACTTCCCGTAATAGCAAATTAGCGGCAATTTTCTCTAATCGTATTATTCGTGTTTATAAACCTTTTGCTGATTTTTATGGCTTAGAAGATATTATTGAAAAAATTGTATCTTTCTTTAGACATTCTGCGCAAGGTTTGGAAGAAAGTCGACAAATACTTTATTTAGTGGGTGCTGTAGGTTCGGCTAAATCGTCTATTGCAGATAGACTTAAAGATCTCATGGAGCAAGAGCCTATCTATTGCCTTGCAGATGCCGACGGCAACGTAAGCCCGGTTCGTGAGTCTCCTTTAGGATTATTTCATAGTTCAGATTCTGAGCTATTGGGAATACCTGAAAGAGCTTTATCGTATAAAGCTTCCCCTTGGGCATTAAAAAGAATGACCGAGTACGGTGGAGATTTATCTAAATTTACAGTTATTAAAGCGTATCCTAGTTTATCTTATCAATTCGGTATTGCTAAAGTTGAGCCAGGTGATGATAATAACCAAGATATTTCGGCATTGGTTGGAAAGTTGGATATTCGGAAATTAGAAAAATTTCCACAAGATGATCCAGATGCTTATAGTTATTCTGGCGGGTTATGTAAAGCTAATAGGGGTTTGATGGATTTCGTTGAAATGTTTAAGGCACCTCTTAAAGTTTTACATCCTTTATTAACAGCGACACAGGAGCATAATTATAATGGAACTGAATCTATTGGGTGTATACCTTTTGATGGTATTGTGGTTAGTCATTCTAACTTCTCTGAGTGGGATGTGTTCAAGGCTAAAAAAGGTGTTGAAGCTTTTCTTGATCGTATCTATACTGTTCGCGTTCCTTACTGTCTTCGCGTAAGTGAAGAAGTAAAGGTATATCAGAAATTATTAAAATTAAGTAGTTTATCTCAGGCACCCTGCGCACCACAAACTTTAGAGTTATTAGCAAGATTTTGTGTTATGTCTCGGATTGATACATCGAAAGCTGCTGGTATTGTTAAAACTAAAATTGCTGTATATAACGGTGAAAATGTAAAAAATAAAGATAATTTAGCTAAATCCTATGCAGATTATCAAGATTTAGTAGAAAAGCCCGAGGGATTCTCAGGTATTTCAACACGGACTGCTTATAAAATTTTATCATTAGTATATAATTATGATGTAAATGAGGTCGGCGCCGATCCTGTACATATGATAGCTGTTATACGTCAAATGATTAAGGGGGAAGATTATTCCAAAGAACTTGGAGATACTTATGAAGCTTTTCTTGATAGGTGTTTAGCTGAGGATTATTTTAATTATATTGATAAAGAGATTAAAATGGCTTGTCTAGATAGTTATGACGAGTTTGGACAAACTATGTTTGACCGTTATATTAAATTTGCAGATGCCTGGATTCAAGATAATGATATTAGAGACCATGATACTGGGGAGTTATACGATATTAAACTTCTTGATCAAGAATTATCAAAATTAGAAAAGTCAGCTAACATATCAAATCCAAAAGATTTTCGGCATGAGGTAGTTAATTTTGCATTACGTTATAGGTCAAGCCATCAAGGTAATAATCCTAATTGGAGAAGTTACGAAAAGTTAAAATTGGTTATTCAATCTACTATGTTTGAAAAATTAACGGAACTATTACCTATTTTATCTTTTGATGGCCAAGGTAATAGTGCAGATCAAAAGAAACATGATCAGTTCGTAGATACTATGCAAACTCTCGGTTATACAGCACGCCAAGTTAAGCGCCTTGTGGAATGGTATTTAAGAGCTTCTCAACATAGGAGCAGTTCAAAATGAACAAAGGTATAATAGTTGATCGTCGAGATACTAAAAATAAATCAGCAGCTAACCGTAAAGCTTACATAGAACGCAGTAAGGAGGTTTTGAAAGAGCATGTGGAACGTTTAGCTAATGCTAAGAATCGGTCAATTACTGATATCGCCAAGAAACGTGATATAACTATTAGTAAGAAAACATTGAAGGAACCTCAATATCAATATGATATGGATTCTGGTAGTGTTGATAGGATCTTTCCTGGCAATAAAAAATATGTTAATGGCGACCATATTCCTATTGACCGTAGTGGAGAAGGGGGCGCTGGCGGTTTAGGCGGCGACGGGGAGGAACACTTAGACGAATTTACATTTACATTAACGAAAGAGGAGTTTTTAAATATATTGTTTGAAGGTATTGAATTACCTGATTTTATTAAAAATGGCATGAAAACTGTGGAATTTTCTCATATGCAGAGGGCCGGCTATACCAAAGACGGTTCCCCATGCCAATTAGATTTAAAGAAAACTTTCGAAAATGCTATAGGCCGGAGAATTGCTACACGAACAGAAGAAAAAGAGCCCTCCTATTTAGATGAGATTGATTTAAGATATAAGAACTTTGCAGAAGTCTCTAAACCGAGCAGGGAGGCTGTTATGTTCTGCATATTAGATGTTTCAGGCTCCATGTCAGAGGTCTTAAAAAACTGGGCTAAAAAATATTTTCTATTACTTTATTTATTTTTAGAAAAACAATATACTAATACAAAGATTATATTCATCAGGCATCATGATATTGCTAGAGAAGTGGATGAAAAAAACTTCTTTTATGGTACAGATACTGGGGGTACGGTTATATCTAGTGCTTTAAGACTAACTGCTGATATTATAGCCGAACGTTTTAATGCGAATGACATTAATATTTATATTGCTGAATGTTCAGATGGTGATAATACCACTAATGATAATGAGCTTTGTCTTGAAATACTAAAGAATGAACTTTTACCTGTAGTACAATATTATGCCTATTTAGAGGTTATAGAAGATGCGCGATATGCATCTTCTAGAACATGGGGTAATGTAGTTAAGAAAACATTGGAACCTTTGTATACTAATGTAAAATCTGACACTACTGGAAGGGAAGAGGATATTTTTAAAGTGTTTAGAAAACTGTTTAAAACAAAGTAAATATGTAAACTTAAGGTTGACTATTATGAAACAAAATAAACTATTGTATGAAAATAATGTTTGGACAGTAGAGATATTATCTAAAATGTGGGATGTTATTGATAATATTGGTTCAAAAGAACTAGGTTTGGATTATTATGCCCCACAAATCGAACTAATTACTTATGATCAAATGCTTGATGCCTATAGTTCTGTAGGAATGCCCATTATGTATAATCACTGGTCATTTGGAAAATCTTTCATAATGAATCACAGGCGCTATAAAGCCGGAGAAATGGGACTAGCTTATGAAATGGTTATTAATTCTGATCCAGCAGTGTGTTATTGTTTAGAGACAAACTCAGCTACAATGCAAGCTTTAGTCCTTGCCCATGCAGCTTGTGGCCATGTTCATTTTTTTAAGAATAATTATATGTTTAAAGATTGGACCGACGCAAGCGGTATATTGACTTATTTGAAATATGCTAAAAATTATATTGACTACTGTAGTACTACATATGGGGATGATATTGTTGAAAAATTATTAGACGCTTGCCATTCTTTACAAGATTATGGCATTGATACTTATAAACGAGGAAAAAAGAAATCTCAGCAAGATATTTTAGATCGGGAAATAACTCGTTTAAAATTTAAAGAGGAAACTTATTCTAAGGAGTTAGAATCAATACCTGGATTTTCAAAAATAGCTGAGGAAAAGAAGAATGCAGAATTTTGGGCGTCATTCCATAACCGCCTAAAGAAAAATAAACCTGAGCAATATACTCCACCCAGACCTTTCCCAGAGGAGAACTTGTTGTATTACTTTGAAAAAAGATCGCCTGTTTTATTTAATTGGGAAAAAGAAATAGTACGTATAGTTAGAATTATTGCTCAATACTTTTACCCGCAAAGACTTACTAAAGTAATGAATGAGGGTTTTGCTACTGCAATTCATTATACAATTATGAATACTTTATATGATCGCGGCTATATTACAGAAGGGAATATACTTGAATTTTTGCATTCCCATACGGGAGTATGTTGCCAGCCTCCATTATCTTCTATTAACCCCTATGCACTAGGTTTTAATATTTTTATGGACTTGAAAAGAATGTGTTTAGACCCTACGGAAGAAGATAAAAAATGGTATCCTGATATAGCAGGTTCTCAAGATTGGTTAGCTTTGTGGAAAGATTGTGTAGCTAACTATCGAGATGAAAGTTTCATTCTTCAATTTCTATCTCCTAAAGTAATACGTGATATGAAATTGTTTAATATATTCTTTACTGATGAAAATGATGAATTTTATACAGTAACTTCCACCCATAATGATGAGGATGTTCATGAAATTAGACTTAAATTATCTAAACAGCATTCACTAGATTATTATAGACCCAATATACAAATAATAGAAATGAATTGGGAAGATAATACACTACATTTACTTTCTAAAACAGGAGATAGATATATAAAAGATGACGACGAAGAAGAATTGCGAGCATATCTCATGCGTTTGTGGGGATATGACGTATTACTTCATCATGAATAATAACAACAAGAGGTATAAAAATGTCAATTGAGGCTTATATAGTAATTCATAGGACGGAGCACGGCGTAGATTACACTCCGTATTTAATGACTAAAGATGAAGCAAACGAGTATATTTTTAAAAACGATAAATTAAATCGTTATCACGAATCCATGCCCATTTTGGCGAGGATACATTTATCAAAACAGGATTATAAACCTGTTTTTGAAGACGATAGAGTTTATGGTTTAACAACTTTAGGGGGGGGGAGTCATGTCAACAAGAAATAAAAAAGAAAGGCGGAGGCAAAAATTATATACATCAATAAACAAGTCTCTTAAACAATTAGGATGGCTAGAACCATCCCTGCAAGGGTTTTCGATAGGTGGATTACATGCTTATGCTGGAATTTTAGCAGAGCGTCTTGTCCAAAAGCATTTATTTACAAATCATTTAGAAATCGCGGAGAAAAAAGATGTCAACAACTGAAATAGTAACAATATTAAATATAGACCAAAATATTGAAAAGAAAAAGAAAGATGGCGGACCATATAAAGCTACCATTCTATTAGTAAAACCTATTAGTGGTGGTCAAGCAGGAGAACGTTTAATTCTACAAAGCATTGTAGATAAAGCTGCCGATATGCAAACTGCATTAAACACTTTACAAACAGGGGATGTGGCTACCTTAGTGCATCAAGCACGAGAAGGCTCTACATTTACTAATATTGTGGGGGTATATGTAGGTAATGTTCCCGATGCACAATCTCAACAAGCTGCTTGGAATGGTGCTGGTGGTGGAGGAGCTGGAAAATCTTATCAAAAAGATACTACAGGCATTCAAGTAGGAAATGCTTTAAATAATGCCGCCATTTTATTGGCTAATAAGGTGATGAAAGGTACCCTTGAAACAGTAGCTGAGCATGTTCTTATTATTGCTGAGAAACTCAAAGCTAAATTAAAAGCAGGTACTTATAAACATGTTGAAGGCGCCCCCGCTCAAGCCACCGCGTCTCGTACTTCTGTAGCAGAGACTTTTGTAGAAGATGATGATGTACCCTTTAACTAAAAGGTGAATAAAATTAAAGCAATAATTGATGCTGATGTGCTAGTATATCAAACCGGGTTTAGCGCTCAGAAAACAAGTTACCGGTTTGTATATGCTAATGGTCGTAAAATTGAATATGATGATTTAACTATTGGAGAAGTTAAGAAAGAACTTGTTAAGCAAGGTCTTTGTACCAATCATGGTAAATTACAGAAGTTAATCCATCCTATACCAGTAGAGTACGCTTTACAGAGAGCTAAGATGCTTATAGAATCTATATTAGATAAAGTAAATGCAGATACTTTTAAAGCGTTCTTAACCGCTAATGATAAAAGCAATTATCGATTTAAAGTTGCTACTATGCAAGAGTATAAAGGTAATAGAAAAAATTCAAAACGGCCAGTACATTATGATGTTATTAGGGAATACTTAATGACTCATTATGATGCAGAAGTAACTTACGATCAAGAAGCAGATGATGCTATGGGAATTGAGCAAATGCGTTCAGATGGTAATAGTATTATTTGCAGTATCGATAAAGATCTCGATATGATACCAGGACATCACTATAATTTAAATAGTGAAGAATCCTATATAGCTACCGATCCAGGAGAGATATTTCTTGATGATAATCGGTCAGCCCTTCATGGTAGAGGTTTAAAATGGTTTTATGCTCAAATGTTATTAGGAGATACTGCCGATAATATACCTGGAATTAAAGGTTACGGGCCTGTTGCTGTATATAATGCTTTGGGCAAAGCACGTGTGGAAAATGAATATATTAACATTACAAAAGAGGTTTATCAAAAAAATTATAAAAATACTTTTGAGAAAGCTTATAGAGAAGTGGCTAATCTATTATGGATTAGACGTTATCCAGGAGAGTTTAAAGGGGATGTGATATGTTAGGATTTATTAAAAAATATTTTGGCCAATCTGAATTTCATTTAGGAGGCACTACTAATGTACAATCGCCAGCGTATGACCCAATATATGAGTTCCTGCCAAAATGGGAGAAAAAATTCAAAACGCCCACAACACTATTTAAAGAGAGGTATAATATGAAAATGGATAAATGGTATATTGCTGAAACACATGTATATCTATTAATTAGATTTGAAAAGCATCATAATGAATGGGGTCCGGAATTTGAAGAAACAAGGGTAATAAGGGCTTATAAGTATAAGGCACAAGCTGATGAAGCTAGGGATAAAGCTAACGCACAAGCTAAACCGCTTAAATCTCCTTATCATTACAGTAGTATTACTGTTAAAATACAAAAATAAACATTTTGAGGTGTTTAAAATGAATACTGAGAAACCTTTAAAAGGCTGGACACTTCAGCAATGGGAAGATTTTAAGAAAGAAGCTTTTCAATCATTTTGTAAGTGGTATGGCAGCCCTTTTTTTTCCCAAACTCCCGGTGACTTGCGGTTTGTTAAGAACAATTCCCCTACTCTTTGGAAACAATATTTGGAAGGTACGATAAATGACTAATGAAGATTTAAAACGGTTTGGTAGTTGGGAAGAAAACCCAACCCCAAATAATAAAGGGTACCATATAAGGCACACATCTCACAACTATCAGGATGAATTTTACTGTATTGCTAAAAACAATAAAAAAATCATATTTAAAACTATCGAAGACGCTAAGGCAGTCCTGGATATTCCTCCGTGGATTGGTGGATGGAGAGATGAAATTATAGATATAGAAACTAACGAAGTAGTATGGAGTCAAGAGTTATGAGCAGTCCAGGTTATTCAAAGGCTTTAGGTAGAGAGGGGCAAGTATTAGTAAGAGATATTCTACTTAAACATTTTCCAGAGTTAGAAGAAGACGACATTTATAGTCGCCCTATGGGTAGCCAAGGCGAGGATTTAATGTTATCTCCTCGAGCTAGGGCCTTACTTCCTTTTAATATAGAGGTAAAATATGGCAAACAAGTTAATTTAATTAGAGCTTGCCAGCAATCTGCTGAAGAGGCAACTTGTAAAGGGCATATACCCATTTCTGTAGGTTGCTATCGTTTAGAGAAGCCGAAACAATTTTATGTTTGTTTAAAAATAGAAGATTTTTTGGAGTTATTAAAATGAATAGATTTAGAGAATTTTTATCGATAATTGAAGACTATGGTATTGCATTAGTAATGGTTTCTTTTGGCATGACCACATGTTTTGGTCTGCTTTTGCTATTTATATATGCATATCAACATGGAGTGGTAAAATGATTTTATTATATGCATCGATTTTTATCCTAGGAATGTCCGCAGGACTTGCTATAGGATATTTTCTGATAGATTATTTACTAGGGGTTACAAAATGAATATTAAAACTGCTGTACAATTATTGCATGACCATTTAGAAAGAAAGCTATGGGATTTAAAAAATAATTATTCCAGAGATCATATTAATAATACACGATTAAACAACAAGAATACCCAACTTGTTGCGAATCTTAATATTGCTATCAATTCTTTATTTAATAGTATAGAAGATCAGTTAATTGTAGATGAGAAAGAACGCAACGATGAGAGAAATCTTGAGGAGGACTTCCATGAACCTAAAATTGAAAGGGATGGGGATTTATGAAACTACCATTAAAAACGGTATTCATTGATATAGAAACAAGCCCTATATTAGCCTATGTATGGCGAACAGGAAAGACTCAGATAACTATTGATGCACTTTTACCTGATTCTATGGTCAAAATTATTTGTATTAGCTATAGATGGTCTACAGAAAAGAAAGCTCAATGTATTTACTGGGATGAGAATAGGAATGATAAACAATTATTAGTAGATTTTCTTAAGGCTATAGAAGGCGCTGAATGTGTAATTGGACATAACGAAAAGAGCTTTGATATTAAAATCATCAATGCACGTATTGCGTATCATCAATTAAAGACTCAATTGCCTATTATGTTAATAGAGGACACTTTATTATTATTTCGTAAAGTAATGAATTTGCCTAGCATGAAACTAGATTACTTATGCCATTATTTTGGTATTAAAAGAAAAATAAAGACAACAATGGATTTATGGATTCAGGTTTGTTATTATAATAATAGAAAGAAGTTATTAGAAATGGGAAAATATTGTAATGGAGATGTTAATATTCTTCATACACTTTATATGAAAACGAGACCGTACTTGACTTCTAAGATGAACTCCGCTATAATTAATGAAAATAATAGAATATGTCCCATGTGTGGTTTTACAAAGATACAGCATAGAGGCTTTAAATATACAGGCTTAGGAAAGTATCAAATCTTTCACTGCGTATCTTGTGGAAAATGGGGAACATACGGTAAAAATTTAATTGCGGGAACTGCCGCGTATCCGAGGTAAAATTAAAATGAATTATTTCTTAAACGAATTAAAAAATTGGTGTACGATTATAGGCTCTGTTATTTTATTGGCATGTATACCGATAATGGGCATACTTTTGTGGGTAGCTCCTTTGGCATTACTAGCCCTGATAGTTAAACATATATTTCTTGGAGGTTGGTAATATGTGGAGCTGGGAAACATTACATAAAAAGCCTATATATAAATGGGATATTAAAAGAAAACTTTGGAGGAAATTAAAATGCCGGTAAATGATATATTTTTATTAATTTGCTTAGCTGGGTTTTTACTTGGCTTTTATTTTGGGGGATGATTAGAAATGACTAAACAAGAATTAATAGAACATTATAAAGAGTATTTAAAGAATAGCCTTATCTTTAAGGATATTATATGCGCGCACGGAGATTGGGAAACTGCTTTCGCATGTGAAAAAGAAGTTGCCCTGCTTCAATGCATTGTTAAAGATTTGGAGGGATTAAAATGAATTTAGGCTGCTTACTAGGGCATGATTATCGTCATGTAGACGGACTATTAACCAAGGATGGAATGAATGGGCATGTTGTGTTACAAGTCGAAGTATGTGCGCGCTGTAGTAAACGACGCGCTATAGGGGAAGACTTTTATACTAAATCTAATTATTACCCTGAATTAATGGAGCGTATAATGGCTGACTTACGGACCGAAAAGAAACGAGACGGTGTAGAATGAAAAATTTATACAAGGCTATATGCAAAAGAGGTGTTTAAAATGATTATTTATAAATTATTACATACTAATGATTCTGGCAATTCAGTTCTATACGGGTATGTATCTTCATTTAAATTGGCTAATGAATGGTTATTAAAGAGGGGGATTCTCTCTAGAGATGGCGATGATTATGGAACTGTATTCAGTGGTTATAAATGGGAGAAAATAGTTATAAAAATGGATGATATTAAAGATGATACAATATAAATTAATTCACCCAAACGCTAAGTTTGGAGCTGAAAACAAAAAAACCAGCGGTAGTGCTGGTTATGATCTATATACAGTAGAAGATGTTATCGTACCCTTTGGTGGGGACGTAAAAGCGCATACTGGGGTTTGTTTAGATATGTCCGAAGAACGTATACAATTACCGGACAATTATAAGATATTCGGCCAATTAGTGGCGCGTAGTAGTCTGCACCATGCTTATTCTGTCGTGATGCCAAACGGGGTAGGGATTATTGATAATGACTATCAAGGGGAATTATTAGTACCCTTAATCTACATTCATCATGTACCTGGAGAATTCCAAAGAATCCCTGCAGGTACAGCAATAGCCCAAATTGTATTTACAATATGTATTGTCCCTACTTTTAAGCAAGTAAGTACATTTAGCCTCCCCACAGAACGCGGAGATGGTGGATTTGGCAGCACTGATATTGCTAATGATAAAAATTATAATCCTTACACTTACCATTGGTGGGACGGTTTTTGTGCTGGTATGATCCCTAGAGGATTAAATTTCCCCATGGGGTAATATTATGAAAACATTAGCTCAAGAGATAGCACAAGAACTACATCTTTTACAATTTCAGGCAGACATGGCCGATAGGCGTTTTAAATTAGAAGAAAACTACATCTCTTTGAACTGTATACGTATATTAAGGGAAAGCGGTATAGAAAATTACCATGAAAATTATTGTAAAATAGACGATATTTTACGAGAATTTTTTAGAGAAAAGTTTGCAAGAATACAAAAACGACCCTTTTAAAGCGTTACAAAATGTCCAACCTTGCATTTTTTATATTATATGTTATACTTTAAGTATCAAAATAATATAGAGACTATCATGAAAACACTATTACAAACATCATTATTAATATTGAAATATATATTAGTAACTGCCGGGATTGTATTATGGTTAATAATCCCCTTTTCTACTCCCTTCATTGTTGCTATACTCGCAATAGCTTATATTCTTAAAGATGGTAAATGGTAATTAACTGGTAGATTCATTAGCTCCTGCTATACCTGCGGTATTTAATCCTTGTTGTATTCCCGAGAATGGCGACATATTTGTAGGCAAAGCTTTATTAAATAGACTATTAAAAAGTCCTTTATTTTCAGAAGCTTTCATTGCAACACTAGCCCCAGCCCCCGCTGCTGCTAGATGAGGGCCTAGGAAATGTCCTACTATACCTAATTCCCCTAAATCCTTTAATGACACCCCTTCTCCCATACCTGCCTTACTACCTAATAATCCTTGTATTGGTGATTTCTGTAATCCATTTAATACAGTAGCATAGTCTTGTGCTTTCTGCACATCCCCTCCTAATGAACCCACTGAACGGATGAATGCCTTCTGTTTACCACTTGTTGATAGCAATTTATTATAAATATCTTGAGTCGTTCCTGTAGTTTGTCCAGGTTTAGATAATTTAGCTCCACTCACTGCATTATTAAGAGACTTAACAAAGGATTGTTGAGCTACCATCTGCTTGGCTGCTGGATAAGTTCCGTTAGGGTCTACAGTACTCATAGCTTGTTCTATTGTATTCTTAGCATCCTGTAAATCCTGTTCGCCTGCACTCTTAGTACCAGAAGTAACACCCTTATTCACCGCACCGTTTACCGCGTTGCTTGCTGTCTTTATTCTATCATCAATATATTTATTGGTATTTAGCAAGTCTTCAAAAGAACCTGGCTGAACATTATCAAAATTTATATTCGATTTAGAGCTATGGGCAGCTTGATATAGTCTTTGTATATAACTATTGGGTTTATCAGCTTGTGGAACAATGTTTGTTAAATTTTCCGGGGCAATAATTTGAGGTTTTAAATTCTCATATATACCAGTAGATAAAGCATGAGATTGTTCTAGTGATATTGGATTTCCTTGAGGGTCTTTTAATACAGATTGTCCTATCTCTCCTAATGTACCTTGCAGTTGCCCCTCACGGGCAGCCACTACTTTAGCTAATTGGCCGGCTTGTTCTGGATTAGTCTTTAATTGAGAGGCAACCATATTTTGAAAAGGTAAAGAATCATTCGTTTCTAGTGGTGATATTGGAACCCCTAAACGATTACCTGCTTGTTGTAATCCAACGTTAGTATCTCCTTGAGATGCAGCGCTAGCTAATTTAGCGCTGGGTAACATTTCACCTATTTTGCCCGCTAACGCACCTAATGCACCACCGACCGCGCCCATTGCACCACCAAAGAGAGTATTACTTGCCCTTGTTTGGTTACCTTCTGGTAATGTAGCAGCTCCATATGCTGCCCCTAATCCTGTAGCGCCTAACATGCCCATTTCGGGCATGGCTACCGCAGCAGGTATGGCAGTCGCGATGTTACCAGCTAAACCACCTAACATACTAGCTGTAGGATGTTGTTGTTCTGCTTCAGCAGCTGCATTAGCAAAGAAAGACCTGCCTTGTGCAACGGCCCTAGCAGAGAATAAAGGAGCTATTATACCCGTAGTTAATTTATTAACAGCATTATTAAAATTATCCACAAAGGCCATCCCTGATCCCATTTTTTGTGGAGGAGGTGTAGCACCCGGTGCTTGATAAGGTTGTACGTTAAGATTGAATCCCGCTGTAGAAGTTACAGGAGCGGGGACAGCAGTTTGACCTGCTGGGGCCTGGTAAGGCTGAACATTCAAATTAAAAGGCATTATAGTAAACTCTTAAATATTTGCAAACATCTGGCTCTATCGGCAAAACCGTTAAGCCCCCCATTAATAATACGCGTTATTTCTATACAATTATCTTGTAAAGCATATTTATCAAGATCATGTTCTACCCAGAACCATAAAGATGCATTCATTGCATTCGTAGGATTATCTAATAAATTAGGATTGTTTATTAAATCAAGCATCAACGCTTGCCCGGCTTTATCATAATTAGTTCGTCCAGTAATTTGAATATATCCACGTCCTTTATATTTTACTCCATCGCCAGGTTGAGTATTACCTAAATCTTTTCTACCTTCGTATGCTGCTCCTGAAGCATACTCCTCAATTGTATGGAATCCATCAGATTCATGAGCTATTTGAGCTAAAAAATGACATCTAATTAAATAGGGTTCGTTGCTAGTGGCAATAGATAACACTGGTATTAATAGATTATCTAAGGCTCTTGGAAAATGTGTCTTTAAATCGACTATACTGATCATGCTATGTTACCCATAGAATTTTGTGAATTAAAAACATTATTAAACTTTTGAACATAAGTAGGTACACTAATACCGGTAGCTAAATCTTTAGCATTATTTCCATGTAAAGCCTTTCCTGATAACCACATGGAAGCTACATCTTGTGGGCTATACCCTTCATTCAATAATGTATTAATATGATAAATAGCAACTCTATCTTGTAATTCATGATTAGATTGAAATTGCTGTACTGTTGCTGGTTGTCCGGCTTGAGCGGACCAAGTCCCTACATTCTCAGGCATAACTTGATACCGGCCTATAGCTTGTTGGCCATGTACTTGAGGACCTAAAGCATTATAATTATTGCTGCTCTCAATAGTACCTAGAGCATTCGCTACTTTTGTTGCTAATGGGAATTGTTTTTCTAAAGGATCTTGTTGATTATTATCAACAGGAGCGATAGGATTTCCCAAAGGAGATACTACAGAAGAAGGGGTAGGTTGTGCTTCGGATGCAGGCGCGGCTGTGGATGGTCCTGGTGTTCCCATGGCAGGTGCTGAAGGCATTACTGACGTAGGAGTATTATTTAACCACCCTTTAAAATCTTGACCTAATGATCCTAAAATCCCCCCTTGAGGATTATCTGGAGAAACTGTACCAGGTAGAGTACTTGAACTGTTTGCCATGCCTGAAGCAAGCCCTGATAAAAAACTCATTATTGTTGACCTTTCTTTGGTTGTAGTGCTTGCGCTAGTGCTATAGCATCTTGTTGACTTAAGGGCCTACCTTGACCATTTGTTTTTGGATCTTGGTAGTACGCTATCTCTTGTGGACTAAATTGTAATTGCTGTAATTGATTTTGTCTAGCTTGCTCAGGATTCATACCACTACCTTTAGTAACGTCCAGAATATCCCCACCATGCGTAGCATAATCTTTTAATTTATCAACCTGATTCCAATTAACTTGTGGACCATTGGGACCATTCTTAACAATATTCAAAGAACCGTTTAATAATTCATGAGTCATAGCCATTTTAGCCTGTATAGTTTGATCAGTATCACCAGGTTGAGGTAAGAATTCCCGCTGTGCCATTTCTATTTGTTCGGGATTAGCAGCGGCTCTAGGAGAAATTGATTTTAAAATACCGGATACCACGGCTGCATTTAAAGAAGCAACATAGGTGCCTTGGGTTCCTGGTATGGGTTGATCAAATCCCAATGGATTAGCTTCAATCAAAAGTTGACGAGTACCTTGTTTTACTACTTGCGTAGTATTCCCTTTAGCATCTGTTGATGTTCCTAAGACTACTTGACTCAGTTTATTGAATGCACTTTGAGCGTCTTGCAAACCAGCAATTTTAGCCGCATCTTGAGGAGTAGAACCCGCTTTATAAGAAGCATTTACAAAAGATGTTGAACCATCAGGGTTAACCATTGTTTCCGTTCCTGAGGGGGCTTTAAAACTAGCAATGAGACGTGATTGAGGACTGATATTATTCTTAGCATCAAATGCAGCATATTGCTGAGCCATGCCATTATTTAAGGGTTGTCCTTGAATCAATACACCAGGTATTGGAGGTATTGTAGAACCAGCTCCTAAACCGACAGCGTTAGCTTTAGCATCAGTATCTCCTTGAAAAGTATCAGGAGCTATACCATTAACATTAATCCATTCCCCTGTTTGAGGATTTTGAATAAGTCCGGCTTTCATAATCTGACCAGCAAATACTTGCGCTCCTTCATGGTCACCTGCTGCCATAGCTTGCTTATATCCTGACAATAATTGACCTACTTGCCCATAACGACCAGCATTAGCATTTTGTTGTAAAGATTGCCCTACAGCAATTTGTAAATAGTTTTCTGCCTGGGGACTATATTTATCAGGTGCATCTGGCCATACTTGTTTTAAAGTAGGTAAATAACGTTGATATGCCATAGCTGGATCTTGTCCGCTTTGTACATCTTTAAAGTACATGGCACCCAAACCACCCAAAGCTTTTACTTGAGTTTGAAAGGCATTAATCTGAGCTACTGAGGAATCAGCATTCATTTGATTAGTTTTAGCTAAACTTTGATTCAATGCTAATTGTTGTTGCTGCATATCAGCCGCTTCTTTAAAATGCCCTGTCTTTTGATTATATTGTAAAGCGCCACTAAACCCACCTGCTGCACCCGCTTGTAACACACCAGCTTGATACTGTTGTTGTATTGCCATTTGATTAGCAGTTAACGCAGATACATTTGCTTGAGCATTCTCAGCATTTGTTTTTGCTTGTATTTCAGGTATTTGGGCGCCCATCATAGCGCGTTGATTAGAGATTGCGATACCTTGCTGCAATCCTCCTGCCATTCCTGAAAGAAACCCACCAGTCGCCATTAAATAAACCTCCCTAAAAGTGTGCCTGCAATAGAACCAATCCCTGACGCATTAGATGCAGCAGTTTGGGCATTTGCCATTGAAGCCTGTAATTGATTTTGAGCATTAGCAATACCCACTTGAGCGCCTATCTGACCTTGTGCAATAGCAGTTTGACCTTGTAAAACACCTACCTGATTTTGGGCGCCTGCTGTAGCTTGTGCTGGTGCTGTTGCCGCATTATAACTTGTTTGGCCGGTTGCATTAAGATTAGTGGCTGCATTCTGTGCAACGGGTAATGTTTGATTAGCCAAAGCGGCAGTGTTTTGAAATAATGTATTATAAACAGAACCAGATAGAGTCTGTCCAAAAGTCTCAGCAGCGGCTAAAGTATTCCCTGAATCTTCCATTCCAGAAGCAGCGGCCTGTCTTTGTAGTGTTTGTAATCCAACTCCATACTCAGATTGGTAAATAGGATTACTTTGTATCATATTTTGTAATGACTGTCCTGATAATGGCTGTTGCTGTTGTCCATAAGTGGACTGCATTTGTAATTGTAAATCTTGCAACTGGGATTGGTATTGTGCCATGTTAGGCGTTTGGGGAGAACCTGGCGAACCAGAAGTACCGCCAGGAGCTGCACCATTAGGGCCTTGTGTTTGTAACCAATCAGCAAATTGCTGATTCGTCATAAAACCTTGCGCAGCACCTGCGGGAATACCTGACAATACTGATGAAGCTTGATTAGGGATAGTATCAGTATTTTTAACAAAACCGGCAACAACATCTCCACCATTTTCACCGCCAGGACTAGCATTTTTAAATGCTGGTATATCCTGCATTAAACCAGCACCTGTTAAGTATTGCGTTGCTGTATCTACATTTAAACGATTACCATTCTGTAATCCAGGATATTTATTAGCTGGTGCAGGGGTTCCAGCACTAGGTGGTATGCCTCCCAAAGCAGTGTTTAAAGTACCAAAGGTACTCATAGCTTGTTGATAAGCAGCTTGCTGTTGAGCCTGAGATAAATTAGGATTATAAGAAGCGCTTACTTGAGCATTTAATTGACTTAAAGCATCTTGTACTGGGGCTGTACGAGCATCTCCACCTAATTGCCCAAGTACATCGCTCTGATAAGCTTGTACTTGTTGGATCATAGCCTGCCCGTTTAAATCGGTAGGCTTTTGCCCGAGCAATGCTTGTTCCATCTCAATGGATTGATTTGAAGCTTGTCCATAACCTGCTAGTAATGCATTTGATTGTAGAGATGATTGATCTAAATTAACTCCGGCGCTTTGTAACGCAGGTACTAATGTAGCAGCAGATTGCAATATTGAATTGACTGCTGAAGAAATATCAATTTGTGGGGTTGCAATTGTAGGTGCTTTGACCTTTGACCCTCCACTACTCATTTAAACACCTTTTGAAATAATAACATATCTGTTAATTCTCCTTTCCAGAGTATTGCTTTTTGTAAACAACCCGCTGGTTTAAATCCTACCTTCTTACAGGCTTTAATTGCTGCTTGTGCAGGTACTGGGCATAGTGTAACCAATGACTTTTCCCCCGCGTTCTTAAAAAACATTTCTAATACTTCGTAACATCTGAATACCATTTCAGTATGCCAGAACTTAGGATCCATTAGTGGATGGATTTGTATAGCATAATCGCTAAAACGTTCATATTTCACAATACCTATAAGTTTATCAAGTTCAATAAAAGCCATGTATAGAGATTGTGTTACCTCAAACCGAGGATTGGTTACACTAAAGCCTCGATCAACTAATTCCGGCTTAGTTAATACCCATCCCAAAGCCTGTTCTTTTGTAATTTGTATGATGTCCATTAAATACCGCTTATTCGAATTGCTGTTAAAAAATTAGCGTTAATACTTCCTGAAACAGATTGCGAACCAGAGCTACTAATTGCAAAAAGTTCTACATAATCCGTTGAACCATTTAAAGTCAATATTCCTGAAACTGTACTACCATTTGTTCCAGTACCACTATTTCGAGTGCCTCCTCTATAGACAACCGTGCCATTCTTATAGATTAGCGCCTCAACTAATGCTTGATCAGTTGCTGCCCCTATTTCAACTGAAGCAGAAATTTGATACGTTCCCGCAATCAATGGTGTAAATCGATGATTAGTAGCGTCCCAATACGAATGATTATCATATAGCGCAGTCCCTAGAATCATTTTAGTAGGCGTGTTATCAGGTAGAGATGTTGTTGCTGCATCTTGTCGCGCACAATATACAGATATAGGAGAGACTGGAGGTACTGGGGTAGTGTACCCAGTAAAATCTAAATTGGCATCTGGCCATGTAATTGTACGTAATGCGGTAGTAGCCGCAATATTATGTGTAAGTGCTGAATTACCCCCATTGATACCCCACAATACAGGTGTCGCTGAAGTCGAGTAACTTGCAAGTATTCCTGCACCTTTGGCATAAGTATTTAAACCGATATCTGAAGCAGGCCCAGAAGGGGAAATTATAGGACCACTCCCCGAAGCTGCGTTTTGTATAGCTACATAATTTACAGCTGATGTGGTTGCTGTGAAAGATAGTAGTATATTCCCATTAATATCTTTTAGAGTAGTTACACCAAAAAGAGATAATGCACCAGTCCCTTTAGGTTTTATTTGAATACCAATATTTGAATCGCTGCCTGCCGCGCCAAATGTTACAGGAGTCCCAGTAGTTGCGTTTGTAATTGTGGCATAATTAACGGCAGATGCCACTGCAATGTATTGTAGTAAAGTTTGCCCATATTGATCGTAAACTCCGTTATCAAATTTAATATTATCCAGAGTCCAAATAGTATTCCCATTAATATCTTTTAAAATCACTTTATAAGAAAGCCCTGGAGATAATACTATTGCTGTAGCTGTGGGTTCTCCTAGTGTATTTAAGATAATAGGGTTTGAATTAGGATTAGTAAGTGCTATTGCATCGGCAATAGTTGGGTAAGTATTTTGAGGGGTTACCGTTCCAGCTATATAAAAATATAAGCTACCTCCTTTATAAGGTAACCCATTAGCGTCTGACTCCTTAAAATTTGGATTGTTGAAAAATTGATTCATAAAGTTTCCTTATGGTAAAAGTGAAAATGTAACCCAAGTTTGTCCTGTGCCTGCATTTATATTTTTAGCTACTCCAGATGTTTGGTAAGCATATATTTCTAAATAATCCGTTGAACCATTCATATCTACAGTATCATTAATTTGGCACGGGAAACTAGCCGCAAAGCCTGGGGTAAAGCCTGCTAAATTTTGTGAATAAGCACTCCCAGTTTTATAAATGATAAGTCCTAAAGTCTCTACAGTTGCGATTGTATCAAGCAATGCACTACTTGAGACCAGATATTTGCCGGCAACAGTGGGTGTAAACCTATGATTCGTTACACCATCAAAATTACTATTTGTATCAAAAGTAACTGCGTCAAATAATACTTTCGTAGCTGTCCCTGAATTAATAGACTGGTTCGTAGATAAATATGCGCGAGCTTTCGGATAAACACTTGTGCTAGCGGCAGTTACTAAACCTTTAGCATTGACTGTTATATTGGTATTTTTAAAAGAGCCTATATTACTGTTTACCGATGCAAGAGTAGTAGCATTCCCGCTACTAGTTACATCGCCTGTGAGATTAGCATTAGTGGTAACCGTTCCGGCTGTTAGTCCGGAGGCTGTACCCGTACAATTAGTTAAAACACCACTTGTGGGGGTTCCTAGTAAAGGTGTTATTAATGTGGGGGTGTTATTTAAAACAATTAACCCAGTCCCTGTAGTTCCAGTGGATAAATCAGATAATGCCAATTGTCCTACTGTGACAGGCCCACCTACAGAGGTTTGTTTAAGTACTTGGCTTGTGCCTCCTGTAGCACTTAGATCAGCATTCGTACCACCATATGAAAGCCCTATCTTGGTACCGTTCCATACTCCTAAATCGACAGTCCCCATAACATCATGAGCACCAATGTTTGCATAAATTCTTAAATTAGTATAGCTACTAACAGCAGCCCCAAAATAAATTGGCGCAGTATGTTGATTTACTAAATTATTATTAGCAATTAAAATATTTGCATTACTTCCATCTAATGAAATGGCATATTGAGAAGCGTTGGCCGATACTCTATTGCCAATGTAATTACCAATTATTGAAACTCCATTTTGTCCTGTTTTTAAACTTATTGTAGCAGTTCCGGTCGAGTTTTGATCAGATAATGTAAAATAAGATCCTAAAAACTGAATGCATTGTATTGGCACTCCTGCATAAGAGTTAGCGGGTTGATTTAAATAAACTAAACTACCCCCGGAAATATCAATATCACATCCAATAAATTGAACATAATCACAATCACCGTCAATATAAACCGCTGTAGTATTGACTAAAACCCCATTGGCATTTGTAGGATCAATATGGCAACCTATAAATCTAATATTAGTATAAGCTTTTGAATAAGTAGCAGCAGTCCCCGTAAGGATAACACCATATGTTCTACAACCATCAATTACACAATTAGAACACCAGACATCATCAATAGTATACCCATGATTAGCATCCAGTGTAATTCCTGCATTGCCGCTGAAATAACAATTAATAATTTGTATACCATCAGACGCTTGAATTAATAATCCATTAGTTAGACAATATCCGGCAGAGATAACAATCCCGGCGGAAGTAGCTGAAGAATTGGAAATAATATGCCCATTTTGGTTACCTCCTCCAAATTCTATACCACTACGTGTAACATAAAAGGCTGATGATTGGACATATGTGTATTTATCAATAATTCCTAAAGAACAATTCCCATCACAAAAAACACCTTGATACCCGTCAACTGATAAGATATTACTTATAGTAAAACACGACCTATTGTTTATATGGATAGAGGCCCCAGACGACATTAAAATATTGCTATTAATGATGGTTAGATCTTTTATTTCAAAGTATCCCGCCAAAGGATTAACTACGGTTGTAGAATAAATAATATCGCCTGAAGTAAAAGTCCCAGCACGGTGTAATGTTGTTGTACTCCTTCCACTTCCATAAAGACAAATCCCAGAGGCGGTTGTAGTAGGTATATTAATAGTTGCAGAAATAACATATATTCCTGCGGGAATATATACGCCTACGCCCGATCCGGAAGGATTTAGGGCAGCGGCAGCATTTAATGCTGCTTGTATAGCAATTGTAGCATCTGAACCATCCCCTAATGCTCCATAGTCTTTTACTGAGATAATTTCTATAAATTTATCTTTAACATTTCTTGATGTATTTCCATTTACAGATTTTGCTAAGCTTACATCACCTGTGGTAATAGTGCCAAGAGTAGTTATACTTGTTTGTCCAGCATAATTAGAATCTATGTCTATAATAGGATTTCCGAGAACTCCACCGCCATTAGTAACAGCTGTTCTATTTACTACTCCTTGAACCGTTCTAGCTACTACTGTCATAGCAGCGGTGACAGCAATTAGACCAAATCCCCCAGTTATTTCAGAAAATTGGATAGCATCATTTGTAGCACTTGTAAGACTTTCTAAATAACGTCTCGTACTTCGTTGATTAAATTTATTACTTCTTGGAGATAATGGGGCAATTTCAGACATTATTAACTTCTATATCAATACCGAGCTCTGCTAATGAAAACTTTATAGGATCAGAAATAACAAATTCAAATTTCCATTGACGTTCTGTGCCTAAGCGATACCATTTAACGCGATGGATATACTCCCCACCTTTTCCTAATGATTCCCATATTTCATTACTCCAATTAAACCCACCGTCATTAGACCATCTTAACATAACTTGTGGATCGTTCCCTTGACCTGTAGTTAGCCCTCTTCCAAACTCTCCATGTAAATATAAGGAATTAATGGTAGTTAATAAATCTTCATTATGTAAAAAAGCCGTCGATATAAGTCTTCTTATAGATGTTCCATTATCTGTGAAATAATTATTACTGTATGCGTATATATTTCCATTAGCATAATCACCACAAATATAGACATTTTGATATTTTGCAGCAACATTTGCACGATGGCGGCTATATGCTCCCGAACCATCCCAATAACCTCTTTCATGTATATCCTGAGTAATTAAATCATATACCCAAGTTTTATTGGCTGTTGGGAAAGTGATTTGGTACATAAGTTGCCCAGAATCTTCAAAAACAAATGCGAATGCATCCCCGACATAACTATATTTTGCCCATTCGTTTCTTATATCAGGGTTTATCAACACTGTTAAACCATTTGTTTGGTCAATAGAACATAAATATCGGTGATGATCTACAAAGAAAACGACATTATCAATATTTCGAATACTATTTTTTGCACAGCAGCCCACATCATAATATTCTCCTGGACGTATAGAAAAAGGGAAGCCCGTAGGATTCGCTGCATCATACCATACCTCAATACTATTTGTACCTAATACGATTAGTTCTTCTTTATCTACCACAAGGCCTACAACAGTATCAGCTCTAGATTCTGCACTTGCTACATCTAATGCATTATAATCTATCCCATCGTTAATTTGACTAGCCCACATTTTTTGCGTACCAGGTTGATTATAGATAAAATAAGTATCCATAAATACAACTGTATCACCTCCTACAAAGTTTGGGCTTGTGATTTTTGTTAAAGTGTTTGTTGAATAAGTTATAACCCATCCCCAGTTTTTTTCACCGTCTACCATGACGATTTGTGTAGGGTTATAATCCCAGCTAATAGGTGCAGTCGGGTTACCGTCCAAGGTTCCTATTGATGTGAGGGTTGTCGCTAAAGTTATTGTATTAATTGTCATTAGGTAAACGGTTAAATCTACAACAACATAAATAACACCTTGTAGATCTAATCCATTATCTAATATAATGATCGCACGTACTACGTTACCCCCGGTAGCAGCTAATAATTGAAGCCCTGCTGACGGCAACAAAACATTAACACTAGGTAGCATATAAGCGGATGAGATCTTAGGATCACCCCGACCCACATATCCGGCTGTTGCTGTAAAAACGTTAGTTTTCCGTTGTGTATTAACACTCTGGGAGGGGTTTAAAATAGTCGGCCCTGCAAGTGGGAAAGTAATAACTGGCATTATTGATAAGGCTTCGTTTCAGGTTGTAAATTAATAGAAACTACTTCGCTATCCCAAGCTAATAATTGTTGCAATAATACAGACGCTAATGGGGCTATCTCTTTATTGCACTTATCCTCACGTCCATAGGCGGGAGCTAAACGTACCGCTAATTGATAAGTTAATACTTCTAGCCATTCATCAGGAAAATCAGGGATAGTGTTGGCCGTATTTATATCCATTAATTGCCGTTCCATAGTAATTTCTAAATATGTTTGACATGTGTTTGATGCGGGCCAAATATGAAATTGACTATATGTAGTTCTAGGTTGATGATAAAATACAATTGGCACGCTACTTAAGTTTCTTGTAGGTATGCGAAAATATTCATCATGACTGTATTGACTCATGGCAATAGCTGAAGGATTTGGTGCAGTTCCTAGAACACGTCTCACACTAGGAATTCGTAAAGGTTTATCTATTAATGTAGTAAAACTATATACATTATTATTTACTGAGGATGCTTGAGTTAGTGCAACAGTGATCGTTACACTGGTTCCATTTGGTATGGTGGCGATTGTTGTCCATTGTATAGAGAAATCTTGTAAAACAACTCCAATATAATCCCCAATAGTCATGCCAGCACTGCTCGTTAAATTTAATGTAGTATCGCCTAATAAAGGGGCAGCTGATAGTTGAGTAATATGGGCCCCTTCTTTATAGCAAGCATACGCAGGAGAGCTTGCTTGATTTCCTAGATAATAGTCAGGCACACCTTTTGCTAAAAATAAGTAAGCTTCCTCTTCAGTCCAAACATGCAATCCTTGTGCTTGATAGGATTTAACCAACATATTTAATAATGTTGCTGCAAGATTAGCGTCTTCAGAACGTAATGTTTGTCCCGTACCTAAAACACCTAATAATATAAAGGCTGTATTAATAACCTCTGACTGGGTTTGTGAAAAATTGATTGTACTCATTTACGCATTAACTCTTTAAAATTTTTTTCTCTTTGGTCACAAGTACACACTCGTTTATACCATTGCCAATGATGTCGACAAACCATACATCTTGTGTATGGAATATGTCCAAAATATTGCCTACCATCTCGGGGACTACTCCATTCATTCCCGTATTCTTTATCAAGTGGGAGATTTTCATATTTACCCTTGAGCAAATATTGCTTTACTTTATGGCGTTTAGCTCGATTTTCTTGTTCACGATAAGGTTTAACACTTACGTGACCCCCCATTCCACAAATAGGTGTGTGGTATTTACTTCTACTCATGTGTGTATCGCTATAGGATTAGAATAAGGGCCTGTGCCAGCATAAGTGACCATAGCTACTTTATAATGGTATTGTGTATTAGGGATTACGGTTATATCTGTATAGGTTAATTCTATTCTGTTTGTATTAGTAGTTAGTGTGCTATATGCACCTGACCCAGTATTTCGTTGAATGGCAAAGCCGATAGGTGTTCTTGAACCTGGTAATAATGGACTAATCCATCCAAACGTTACAATCGTATCAACTTCCAAACTATATAAATACCGGGGTTCACTTGGAAGAATACCCCCTACTATTTCAGAGGTACCTTGCTCAATATCTGATGCTGTTTGAGCAATAATATATGAAGGTGGGATTTCTGGACGTACATATTTAGGATCAACTATAGATTCTTTCCAAGGAAAATCAGGATAATTTTGTGGATTAGTTTTGTCAATGTCTCTTTTGCAAACGACTAATCCATATAAAAAATTAAACGAATCTGTAATTCTGGTGACTTCTGTTCGTCGTACTTTTCTACCACAGACATCACAGATAACAAAATGATTGTAGATGTTTTTTTGCATTTACGATCAATTATTCTTTTTTCTTTAAATATAAAGTTATATCGTAACTATCACCGGTAGCTTGTCCGCCGGTAGTTAATAAAATATCTCCCGTGTTTCCAGTAGCTTTTAATAGAAGTCCACCGGAGCTTCGGTAGTCAATTTCACCAAAGCCTTTTAAGACAGCTAATGTTTGTGGAGTAGTTCTATCTAAATATAACTTAACATGCATTCCTTGCACATCATATTTAATCTTTTCTACGGAAAAGTTTGAAGGTTCCCCGCCTTTTGGGCCTACAAATAAATCTTTATCCACTTTAATTACGGCAGTTTCACCAGTACCGTCAGATAAATTCGTAAGATGTACAACAAGTTTCTTTGTACCATCAAATAAAGTTGTATTTGTTACAGCATCAGCCATTTTAATTCCTCATTATAAAATATTTGCCGGAATTTTAGACTCTCCGGCTGAGTATTTAATACTATGCAAGTACAACGGCTGCATTTGGATCTAAAGATTTATATCTCAAATGAAGTTTATAGTTACCTGTATTTGAAGCAGATGTAATTATACCAATCGTACCAGGTGCGCAGAATACGCCCCCTAAAGCTCCATTACCAGTATTTGGATTTCCTAAGTAAGCTCCACCAGTTGCCCCTACTACGGGTGCGGTGGATAAAGCTACTGGGTCTAATCTAAGAAATGAGCCTACAGCCATTGCAGAAATAGAAGCAGACGCACCGCTAATTGTAGTAGTAGTACTAGATGCAGTATCTGTTAATGCAAATTGCACAGTACATGCTTGGGTTTGAACAACAGTAGTAATTTCCATAGACAACTCTTCAATAAGAATTGGGCCTCCGGTAATTGTAATTGCCGTAGTACCTGGGCTAGTTGCTGTTTGTGGTAATGCTTTAATAGCACTTACTAACGTAACATTAGCGGGTTGTTGTGCAACATAATGCACGCCAGCTTGGTCACTCGCAGCTACACCATCACCACCAAAGCCGTCGAAGCCGTCAAATGACCATGTAGAACTAGCACTATCAACTACGTCTTTAGATAAAGCAGCAGAAGCATTATAATACGTTCCTACAAACTTACAATCTTTACACGCAGTGGTACGCATATTAGCAACTGCAACAGAAGCCTTACCATAGAAATCTATGTTAAAACGTCCATCAACGACGCCAACAATATCTAACCCGCGGGTCATATGAGATCCCGTTGTAAATCCCCTATGTTTCCAGGTTACATCTACATTCCCTGCGGCAGCGGTGAATGAAATTGGATTAACAAATTCCATATTTGCAGCAGCGTCATTTGTTTCAATATCTAAAACAACACCAGCAGCAGATACTGTCATACCAACAGCAACCTGATCAATAGATGGGACCATTCGAAGGCCCTTAATTTGCATGCTAGCAGCAGATACCGGG